TGATTATGTGCTACGGCAACCTCACTTGCCGCAACGCAAAGAAGCAAGGCAAACTTACAGCAAAAACCGCTTAATAGCGTTTATGTTGTGGGTTGGGAACAACCCGTGATATGGTAGGGGGAAAAAGCCCCCTACCATTTTCATTTTATAGGAGTTTTATGCCAAAGGTCCCAGACCCAGACAAAATTTTAAAAGCAGTCATGCAAAACCTGAAAAAATCAGGTGTGTTAGATGATGTTGCTAAGGCTGGTGGCAATTTGGCTGATGACATCTCAAAGATTATGTCTGAGATGACTGGTAAAGCAGCGAAACCAGCAAAACCAGCAAAACCTAAGTTGCCTAAGAATCCACCTAAAAGCAAACCCGCTAGTCAAGATATACCGCCATTAAAACCAGGTGCTTCAAGGGCTGAGGCTAAAGCACGTATGGAAACTTTAATGCAAGAAGAATGGGCTCGTGTTGATAATATTAAAGCCAAACGTAGCAAATCAGGTTCGGCTGATGCCGCAGAACGTGAAGCCATCAAAAAAGCAAGATATGAAAAAAACAGTGCTACTTGGGCTAAGCAACGTGAAGCATACAACAAAATGAAAGCCATTGAACGTGAAGAACGCAAAGCAGCAAACAGGGCTAAGTGGGCTGCAACTTTAGAAGAAAAATATGGTGGAAATATTGTTGAGGCTCGCAAAGCAACATCAAAAGGTCGTAACAGAAACAAAAAGGATAAAAAGTAATGGCTAGAGGTGGTTCTTCTGCGGACGATATCGCCAAGGCTATTGTTCAACGACTTTTAGAAGCCCGCAAACCTGCTGTCTCTGCTGCAAGAAATGTTGCAGATGATGCTGGCAAACTTGCCAGCACAGCAAAATCTGCTGTTCAAAAGGCTTTAGGCAAAGGTGGAAAACCTAAGGTTAGTAGCAAAACAGCAAAGACAGTAAGCCCCAAACCAAGTAAGCCTGCTTCTAAACCGATGACTAAGGCGGAACGCCGTTTGGCTAACCAGCAGGCTGATGCTGAACGCCGTGCTATGGGTGCTGATAAAAGAGCAGCAGATAAAGCAGCACAAAAGAAAGCAAACCGAGAACGATTCCTTAATAAGGAAAAAAGCAAGGTTGAAACAAGGATGACTCCGCAGATGATGCGTCAACAAGGTTATCCTTTGATTAGTAATGCTTTGACAAAGAAAATGAACTCGGTTGATTTTAAGACTCGTTTATTGGCAAACCAAGGTGGCATGTTAGATAAACAGGTTAACATAGAGGCTTATAAACTTATTCAACTATATCAGAAGGATGGTCGCAAACTTAGTCCTGCGCAAGTTAAATCGCTTCGCAAGAATGTTGAATCGGAAATCAAGTCTTTTGCTGAAAGAAACTTGGATAAACTATCTAGGGGTGTTGATACTAGGTTAAAGAATTTGGGTAAGATGACTCCAGAGGAGTTGGATACTGAGGCTGGCAGAATGGCTTTCCGTGCCAAAAAGGATAGAGTTAGAAAAGGTGCTGAACCTAAAGATTCTCGTAGAGATTATCAGGTTCGTCAGGACAAAGAAACAAATATGCGTCTTGAGGCTTTGGAACGTAAACGTGCTGACGCTGCCCGTAATAGGGGTACTGGTACTTCAACTGGTCCTAAGGTTAAGGGTCCTGAGTCTGCTAAGGCTAGGGAGAAGCGTTTGTCTGCTTTGGCTTCTGAACGTAAACTTGTTGCGGCGCAGGACGCAAATGCAGCGAAACGTCCGAAGGTTAAACCTTTGTCTGTGTCGGCGAGAAAGTATACTGCTGAGGAACTTAAGAATGTTAAATTGACCACATCTGCTGATGTGGCTGCTGCAAGAGCAGTTCTTGGCAAGGGTGGCGAGGGTTATAATGTTAAACCTAGTGTGCCTTTGCGTTCTGGCAGGCGACAGGAAACTGCCGAGGAACTTAATGCACGTTTGGCAGCGTTCCGAGCAAAACAATCAAAAGGTTCTAAAGCACCAAAGAGGAAGTAATGGTTACTCCTCGTAACCAACGTTATAAGCGCAAGGTTAATTCTGCGTTGGATTTGGCTAAGATGGCTGCTGCTAATGACCCCAAACAGGCTTACGAAAAAAGAACTAAATCTATTATTGAAACAAAACCTGGTTTTGGACCATTTAACGATATGGTAAATGTGTCGGGTCTTGCCCGTTTTGCTAAAGAAAATTTAGCAACTCAGGTTACAGGTGGGTTTAAAGATTTAACTGATATTGCTTCTGGTAAATACAAATTTGGTAAAAATGCTAAAAACATTGTTTGGGCTGGTAACAAATACGGGCAGTCTGAAAGTATGGTAGAACAGTTTGGTTTAAATGCTTTAGAAAACCTTTTGACTGGTCGTGCAAAAGGAGAAGATATAAAACAATTAGGTTATTTTAATGCTGCGGCTCGTGCGCCTTTAACCGCCTATGATATAGCGGGCATGAATGTCAGAGATTACTATGTACCAGACCAAATTGCTAAAATATATGAAAATTTGCCTATGATTAAAGAAAGCCGTGCGGCTCGTAAGGCTTTGGATAAAATACTGTCTTATTTAGATTAAAGGAACGGATACCCATATTATGATGAACAACTCAATCCCAACATACGCATTATACGGCAAACCAGTAGACCACTATAGGCTTTCCGCTGTTGCTGATGCGCCGTTGGCTGCTGCCAGCGGCGAATATTTGGGTCGGGGTAACAAATGTATGGGCAATGACGACACTTGTGGCGCTAACCGTATGAAGGGGCAAGAACTATGTGTCGGGCATTACCGTCAGGCTGTCAATTTGGCTGAAGTGGCTGAACAAATTGATTCAGAGGAGTAACAATGGCATACGCAACAATGACCGCAACAACGTTGCGTCAAACCGTCCGTGACATCACAGACCTAGATACAGAAGACCTACCAGATTCGTTATTAAATGTTTATATCCGTGACGGATACTACCGTATATTAGATATGGAGAAACGCTGGTCTTTTCTAGAAAAGTCGTTTACTTTCAATACTGTTGCTGAGCAACGAGAATACACCATTAGTGCTTTCACGGCTGACCCTATTGGTCAGATTATTTCTATTGTTGACCCTACGGGTACTGGGTTGCGTTTAGAGATGGTTGGACATGACATGGCGGAAAATACGTATATTGGTTCGTATGATACTTCTAGTGACCCGTTGTTTTATTCTATTTGGGAAGGCAAAATTCATTTGTTTCCTAAACCGAACAATGTTCGTACTTTGAATGTTCGTGCTTATCGTGAGCCGATTGATTGGGTTACTAGTGGTGGTGCTGTAGATGCTAGTCCGTCTTTGCATTTTCCTTTGGTGTATTATGCTTGCAGTCGTGTGTATCAACGTCTTGAGGATACGGTTATGGCTCAGGAATATAAACGTGCTTTTGATGAAGGTGTTGTCTTGGCTAAAGAAAACATTATGAAACCTAGTAGTCATGGGCATTTGCGTTTGTCTCAGGGGCAAACTTCTGGTCGTCCAACCTTTCAGGGTTGGATGCTTAACATGGGTAAGGATTTAGCGGATAATGGCTAGAGTTCGTGTTCGTGAACTGAAAGATTTTACTGGGGGGCTTAACTTTCGTGCCGACCAGTTTCAGTTGGCTGATAACGAATCTCCTGATATGTTGAATGTTGAAATTGACCCTCGTGGTGGTGTTTTTAGTCGTGGTGGTATGCGCCGCATTAACAGTACAGCGGTTTCTGGTACTTGGACACCGCAATCTTTAGTTCCGTTTTATGGTGCTACACCACGCATAATGCTATCTACAGAAACTAGAGTTTATCAGTCTAGTGGTACTAATTTTAGTTTGTTGGAATACAGTGCTGGTAATCCTATTGTTATTACTAGTACGCATGGCGCAAGTTTTGCGCAATGGGGTACTAAACTTTATATTGCTACTGGCAATACTGGTAATGGTGGATATGTTTGGAATACTGCTAGTACTTATGCTACGGCATTGACAGCGAGTGGTGTTGCGCCTCATGCTTGGCAAAGTACGCCAACTACTTCGGAACATAAAATGCCGACAGCAGAGTTATTGCATGTTCATGCTAATAAAATGTTTGCGGCTAATGTGCGTATTAATGGTGTTGATTATCCGAACCGTTTGCATTGGTCGTTGGAAAATGCGCCTGAGAACTGGGCTTCGGATGATTATATTGAGATTAATGCTGGCGGTAATCGTATTACTGGTTTGGCTACTGTTGCTGGTCAGTTAATTATTTTTAAACCGAACGCAATTTTTGCTTTGTTTGGTTATGATTCCGACAACTTTCAAGTTGTGGAAGTTTCTAGCAACCTAGGTATTGATACACCACATAATCTTGCTGTTAGCGATAAAGGTGTGTATTTCTTTTCTAACCCCGAGGGCGTATATTATTATAATGGTTCTAGTATTACAGACATTTTTGAAAACCTTAGACCTATTATTGAGTTGGATTATATTACTGTTGGTGTTGAGGATAGTTTTCATTTGAGTTGGATTGGTCAACGGTTGTGGGTTTCTGCAGCATACACTAAAACTGGTGCTGTGACCAATAGTACTGTCAATTTTGTTTATGACCCGACTATTGGTGCTAGGGGTTCTTGGATGCAGTTTTCAACTGCAGACAGTAAAGGTTTGACTACTGGGTGTAATTGGCATAATGCGTCTAATGTTGAGTATCGTTTGTTGACTCATCCAACTTTACCTTATGTTTTGCAAGTTGATATGTATGACCAAGAGTTTGATAATATTACTGGTAGCGATGCTTCTTATACTAGTAAGTATCGTACTAAGTGGTTTGATGCTGGTTCGTATACGCAACGTAAGATGTTTCGCCGTCCAGAG